CGCGTGCCAATCCGGTCTCAGCTGCCGCAGAAACCTATGGCCGAACCCGCTTTCAAGCGGTCGTGGGGCGGATTTTGGAAGATGCCTTTAAGCCGGGCCCGGTTAGGAGCTTAATGAAGTGAAATTAAAACCCATTATTCAGGAACTGCGGGCTCATTGTCCGGGCTTCGAGGGCCGAATCTTTGGCGTCGGAACGTTTTCCCGGCTTGATGAGTCGGTGGCAGCTGAGCTGCTTCCGGCTGCGTTTGTGATTCCGGTCTCTGAGGATCCGGAAGAACCTGCAGTGATCAACCGCTACAAGCAGCAGGTGCGGTTCAACTTTGCCGTCATCCTGATGGTGGCCAATACCGAGGATGAACAGGGTTTGACGGCCTGGGAGAAGTCGGTCGATCTCAAAAAGGAAGTTTTTCAAGCCATTTTGGGAGCTGACGATATTCAGGCCGGCAGAGATTGGATTCAGTTTGAGTCTCTTACCGTCCTTGATCTTAATCGCGCGGCATTGACCGTCCAGTTGGATTTCTCCTGTCAGTACGAAATCAACGATAACGAAACCCGTCACGGAGCAGACATCGATCGACTTGGAAGGTTCCTCCGGATGTACACCGATATCGATGTGATTGCCGAGAAGGGACATCCGGACGGCAGGATTGAAGCAAAAGTTTTAATTGATTTGGAGAAAACTAAATGAGTATTTCATTTAACAACATCCCAAGCGACGTGAGAACGCCGCTTTTTTATGCGGAAGTCGATAATTCGATGGCTAATTTGGCCACTTCGACTCAAACGACGCTTCTTATTGGTCAGATGACCGAAGGGAAGGCTGAGCCGCTTGTGCCGGTTCTTGTCACCGGCGATAGTCAAGGGAAGGACCTTTTTGGTCGTGGTTCGGAGCTGGCCAGGATGAACACGGTTTATCGCAAAAACGATCCTGCAGGTCAGGTTTGGGCAATTCCGCTAAGTGATCCGGAAGCGGCAACAGCCGCTTCGGGCACGTATACAGTATCGGGTCTTCCTACTTTAGCCGGCATTTTGAGCGTTTATATCGGAGCCGATCGAGTTCAGGTAGCGGTCGGTGTGGATGATGCGCCTGCTGACGTAGCATCTGCAATCGCGTCTGCGATTAACGGAAAACCCGATCTTCCGGTTACGGCAGAAGCCTCTGCGAGTGAGGAGGATGCGGAAGTAGAAGAGGGCTACGTTACCGTCAGCGCGAAGAATAAGGGCGCCAATGGCAACGACATCGCTTTAGGACTCAATATTCAGGGCTACGGGGCCGGAGAGGAGACGCCTGAAGGGCTGAGTGTCAAAATCACCGCCATGGCTGGAGGTACTGGCGCGCCGGATTTCTCTACTCTTGAATTCTCCAAAATTATGGGTGATGACCCGTACGACTTTATCCTGATGCCCTATTCGGACACGGTTTCTTTGGATTATTTCAAAGAGACTATGAACGATACGAGCGGCCGCTGGGCTTATGACAAGCATCAGTACGGACACGTCTACACCTGTAAGAGGGGCTCCGTTAACGATCTGCAGAAGTTTGGAGTAACCCGTAACGATCAGCACGCCACGATTATCGGACTCGAACCGGATGTCCCGTCTTTGGCAATTGAGGTGCTGTCAGCCTACGGAGCTCAGAACGCAGCCAAGCTTTCTATCGATCCGGCGCGTCCCACTCAGACTTTAGAGCTAATCGGGATCACCTCTGCACCTCACGGCAAGCGTTTTACTATGAGTGAGCGTCAGGTTCTTTTGACAAACGGCATTGCTACCGAGTACACGGAATCTGGCTATATGAGGGTGGAAAGGGCGATTACGACGTACCAAAAGAATAGGTTCGGCGATGAAGACAACTCGTACTTAGATTCCGAGACGCTGCACACGCTGGCCTACATCATTCGCGCCTTGAGAAGCTGTATTACGAGCAAGTATCCGCGGCACAAACTCGCGAGCGACGGGACGCGATTCGGTGCAGGGCAGGCGGTGGTGACGCCGTCCATTATCAGGGGCGAGCTCATTGCGATGTATACCAAGCTCGAGGAAAAGGCGATTGTTGAAAATGCTGACTTGTTTGCCAAGTACCTCATTGTTGAAAGAAATAAAGATGATCCGAATAGAGTCGACGTCCTTCTGCCGCCGGACTTAGTCAACCAGTTAAGAGTTTTTGCCGTGCTGGCTCAATTCCGTCTTCAATTTAACGAATAAGAGGTGATTTAATGTCAAGAATTGCAGGAATCTGCCACATCACAGTCAACGGCAGGACACTGGATATATCAGGAGGTCTTACGATTCCGCTCTCCAAATCCACCAAGGAGGCGATCGTTTCAACCAACGGATCCGTTAATTACAAAGAAATCCCAATTGCCCCCTACATCGACGCTACTTTCCTTATGGATCCTGATTTTCCGATTAATGAACTGGCAGAGATGGATACGGGTACCGTCGTTGCGGAATTAGCTAATGGTAAGAGTTACACGCTCTCAGAGGCTTTCATTGAAGGAGAGATGAACTATGACAGCGACGCTGGCACTGTCGGAATGAAATTTGTAGGAACAAACGGGAGGTGGTCATGATTGAGACTTATAAGCTGAAAGCTCCGATCACGGTATCGGGAAACAAAATTGAGAAGATCGATCTCCGAGAACCGACTTTTAACGAAATCTCCGTAATGGGTCTTCCCGGAGACGCATCCACTCCGGATGAAAAATTAAGCCTGCTTAGAAAGTATGTTGTGGCCTGTTCCGGTCTTTCAGACGAAGCTGTCGGCCAGCTAGGAATTAGGGATGCAATGGCTTTAATCCGAAAGGTATCCGATTTTTTTACCGATACGGAGTAGGGGAAAAGAAAACGGCTGTGAAGGTCTTTTACAACACGGCTCGATTCTGGAGTGAAAGACCTACTGAACTGTCAAGAGAGCCTTTTTCGCGGGTAGTTGAGCTTGCGAAAGAGGCTCTTCGCATTATGGAAGAAGATAAAAAATGGCAGGAAAAGAATACAGTCTCAAGGCCGTCCTATCGGCGACCGATAAGATAAGCCCGGCGCTGAAGAAAATCGATGCTAATTTCGGCAAGATCGGGCGCTCCTTCTCTGCTCTTGGAAAATCGTCTGCGGCACTGGCATCAAAGTTTGCACTTCCTCTGACAGTTTTGGGGGGTGTGGGAGGCTTTAGCTTAAAGGCCGCGGTGGACAAGTTTACTTCCTTAGGTGACTCTATCGATAAGGCAAGCAAGAGGGCTGGCGTCAGTGCTCAGTCCTTGCAGAAACTCCGTTATGCCGCGGGTTTGGGAGGGATGTCAGCCGAGCAGATGGATCAGGCTTTAGCTAAGCTGACATACAACATGGGGCAAGCTGCCAGAGGCGAGAACAAGAATCTGGCGGCCATATTCAGGAGACTCGGTGTTTCTTTGAAAGACTCTAAGGGGAATATTCGAGACGCGGCCGATGTGATGCGGAACTTGGCTCAGGCGGTCAAGAACAATGAATCTCCGGCTGTTCGGATGCGCATTCTGACGGCAGCCTTCGGTGATGAGCTCGCTAAGAGGATGATTCCCGTCTTGGAGAGCGGAGCCGCAGGACTTGACGATATGGGCAATGAAGCCGAGAAGCTGGGCATCGTGATGAACGATAAGATGGTAGCTGACTCGGCTCATTTAACCGATACCATGAGTAAGTTTTCTCAAGTCTTAGACGGTGTGTCGGCTATTATCGGGGCGTCGCTTGCGCCCGTTATCGAAACAATCGTAAAGAGGATTCAGGATTGGGTTACGGCCAACAAAGATCTCATTACCCAAAGGCTGGAAGCTATATTCGAAAAAATCTCCAAAGCTATCTCCGAAATTGACTTTGAAAAAGCGGTTGACGGGGTTTTTAATCTGATTGACGGAATCATGAATTTTGTGGACTCTATCGGCGGCTGGGACACCATAATCAAAGGGTTCGGAGCTTTAATTGGTCTGACGCTTGTCGGCAATATGATTAGCCTTGGGCAATCCCTTTACGGGGTCGGGGCGGCAATTACCGCGGCCTTTGGTCCATGGGGCTGGATCATCGGAGGTGCGATAGCTGCCGGTATTGCACTATGGAAGAACTGGGATGATATTTCCGCATGGTTTGAGAATTCATTCCCCAATTTGTCAAAGGTACTGAAAGGATTACCGGACGGCTTTTCTCTAGCGTGGGATAACGCCTGTAAGAATATTCGTGCGCTTTGGTCTGGTCTGACTGAAACGTGGGAAAACATCAAGAAAAAGCTGTCTTGGGAAGGTATCAAAGGCTCTGCCAGAGAGATGCTGGGACTATCCAGAGAGGAGGCTAAACCTCAGAGGTCTGCTCCGATGATGAGTTCTTCAGAGGCCGCATCGATGAGCAGAGGGCTCCCAACTCAGAAAACAGAGGTGGATAACCGTCTGGAAGTGGTTGTCAAAGTTCCGAACGGAACCGAGGCTCAGGTCAATAAACAAGATTCGAGCGGAGGTTATTTCTCCGCTTCTACTCAAAACTACTCGGTAGAGGGGTTGACTGACTAATGAATGCACCGGAATTAAGGCGAGCCTCTTTTAGAGGCGTACCCTTTGAAGTGACAAGCTCCGACTTCAAAGTAGGCAGAAGAACTCAGACCTTTGAGTATCCTCAGAGAGATACGCCGTTTACTGAAGATCTAGGACGCTCAAAAAGAACAATCACCGTGACGGCCTATGTCATCGGAGCTGATTACATTACCCGGATGAAGCGCTTGATAGCGGCATGCGAAAAACAGGGGGCAGGAAGGCTTATCCATCCGTGGCTCGGCACCATGGAGGTAGTGGCAGTTGATCTCACTTCTCCTCGCTTTGAGTCAAACCGTCTTTCCACTGTCACACTCTCTTTTGTTGAGAGCGGGAAATTAGAGTTTCCGAACTCGATTGTGGATGCGGGGGGACGGTGTTTGAAAGCGGCCTCAGCACTGACGAACGCCAATTTTGACGAGTTTATTAAAAAATTTGATATCTCCGGGTGTCAGGACTTCGTTAAGAAGACGGTTAGCGAAGACTTTGCCCGGCTCTTCTCGGAAGACTCGCTGTCTCGAATTTATCAGACCTTTGATCTGGCCGACGACCTAGCCGATTTGGCCAATGATGCGATTACTTTGGTGAGCGGAGCACCGCAATCTTTAGGGCAGAGAGTTTTAGATACGCTGGGCCTGCAGGGCTTTGCTTCAACGATATGCGCTTGGAGCAATGTGGCCAACCGATTCAGCCAGCTCACGAAAGAAAATTCGTTGAACAGCTCTAAGCCGACGGCCGTGGCTTCGAGAACGACAAGCGAGAGGATCGAGAATGCCGACGCAGCAGTCCAAACCTTGGTACGGCAGGCGGCACTATCAAACGCGGTTTTGGCCGCTTCCGAAGTTGGTTCGGAAAATGATCGAGTAGATGCTTCAGCCGTGGTTCAAACTGCCCCGTACGACGATTTAATTCAGGTGAGAGACAACATCCTGGAAGCGATTGACGCTGAGATGTTTAAAACTCAAAACGATTCGGTCTTTGAGGCATTAAGTCAGGCGCATTCTGCAGTGTATGAGGCGATTACGCAGCGAGCTGAAAATCAGGCAAGACTTGTAACGTTCACGCCTTCGGCCGTTACTCCGGCATTGGTGTTGGCCTATGACTACTACGGTGACTCGAGCCGAGAGTTAGAGATCGTCGGCAGAAATAAGATACGGCACTCAGGTTTTGTGCCGTCAGTACCGTTGAAATTATTGAATGAGTGAGGTAAAGATGAAGCGTGATTGGATGTTAATAAAACAGCTCCTGCAGAAATTCGAAGATGAAACCATTAAAGAGTACCTATCGGGGCTGATGGCAGAAAAAATTGAGAGAAGATTGGATGAGTCTGAAGAACAATGGCAAGAGCGGAAAAAAGAATCCGATCATTTCAAAGCCATGGTCTTAGCTCAATTGCTGCTGATGGAAGATTCCGGGATGATAGCCGGATGCGAAATAAATATATTGAATCGCACGGCATTTACCTTGCCCGGTTTGTTCCCCCGCTTAACTATGAAAGGGCAGGATACGTTGGACGCTCTTAGAAATCAAGGTATCTGGGCAAAAGTCAAAGACACCGCGAAAGAGCGAGCGCTTCCGATTACCTTAGAGCTGATATTTGAGGTTTTGAAAGCGGCAGTCAAAATAAACGGGTGAAAAGTAAGCTTCGGTATTCGGGCTTTGTACCGGCGGTGCCGTTGAAATTATTGAATGAGTGAGTCAAAGATGAAAATTAATTGGAATAATTGG